ATGACCGACGGTTTTTCGCTGCCATCGTTGCCGGCCGGGTTGTACGGCACATATTTGCCGTTGGCCAGTTTCGCCATCGGCATGCCCTTCTTGATGATCTTGTCGCCGTTGCTGTCGGCGGTGATTGTCGAAGAATCGATCGTGATGCCGTTCGTCACCTCGCGGACGACTTCCAGCGACGCCAGGATTTCGTAATCGTCGTCGACGATGAACTGTTCCTTCGGTTGCAGTCGCATCCTTCATGCACCTCCGTTATTTTCGTGCCCACGGGTCGTTTTCGGGTTTAGTGACGACGCCGCGGTTCTTCGCGAGTTCGATCAGCCGCTCATGCGACTTCTTTTTCTCGTCCGGGGAGTTGCGGACGTCGGCGCCGAAGCGGCCGGCACCCGGTTTTGGCTTCAGCAGGTGCGGCTTCTTCTTGGCCAGCGCCTCGAGCGCTTCTTTCACGCCCTCGATCTCGCCCTTGTCGTTTTCCTTGCATTTCGACAGGTCGGCGAGCTTCAGAGCGTCCTCCCAGTCGGCGAACCCGAGTTCATTCGCCACGATTTTGACCTCGGCAGTGAGCAGGCGCTGATATGTCTTCGCGTTCTGCTCTTTCAGGCGCTCATCCAGCAGCTTTTCGATGTCGGCCGGATCGGTCTTCTTGTCATCGCCTTCTTTGCCTTTGGAGCCTCCATCGGGCTTTTTCAGCGCCGCTTGGAGTGCTTCTACCGAGTCGAAGCCCAACTCCTTCGCCAGCGCCTTTTGCGCGGCCTTCTCAGCCCGTGAGAGCCGCGACTGAATGGCTGCGTCAAGCTCGGCCTGCGTGAACTTCTTTTCGCCACCGTCGCCAGCGCCTCCGCCTTTCGCCCCGTCACCATCACCGCCACCATTGCCGCCGCCGGAGCCGCCGGAGCCGCCCCCATCTTCGGCGAACAGTTGCAGATCGAGCGGAAGCAGAAAGGGTCTTCTTATGGTTTCGAACATGGTTTTGACCTCCGTTTTTAAGCCTGGGTCGGCTGATTCCTCGATCGCAGTTTAACGTCATGCAACGGTTAGGACAAAAGAAAAAGCCGCTCAATTGAGCGACCTTTACTTGCGATATAGTTTGATTAGCGCATCCGTTATCATGTTCAAGGCTTGTTCTTCTGCGTCCTGCAGCGCTCCTTCAAGTTCCTCTGTGAACTGCCAAAGATGAATGTGCAACAACTCATGAACCAGGGATTTCTCCATATCCTGCGGATTCAAATTGTCAGGATGGTAGTCGATAGGATCGATCACTCTCAAACGCGCGAGTTTATGCTGCACATTGACGTTGATCTCTGCGTTCGATTCCTTCGTCAGCATTTGATTTTCGCGAACAATCGAAACGCGAACATCCCAATCCTGCAGCCGCAGAATCTTTTGCCACTCCGCGCACTTGGCACGAAGCTCGTCCTCCGTATAAATGACTGGATTCAAGTCGCTCCCTCCTTTCGGATTTCCGCATTAACCTGCCGGTAAGCTTCCTGCAGCTCCCGGTACGATTTCGTGTTCCGCGCCTTCATGTTCGCGAATTGCTTCAAGCTCGGCGTATCGTTAGGCAGCACCGCTTTGTACCGGATCCATTGCTTCCGCGTCGCGTTCTTTCGCGACTTCTCGCGCTGCAACTCGTTGTACCTCTGGATGTTCGCTTCCGTGCGGTTGTCGACGAACGGCCGGTTAGACTGCTCAATCATGCGCTTGACCTCGTCCGGAGGCGTCAGCTCTTCGATCCACGGCGTCAGCGAGTGGACGCAGTGGGAGTGATACGGCGGCCGCTGCTCCAGTTTCGGAAACCTCGGGTCATTGCCGCTGATCGAGTACACGCGGCCCTGGTATTTGGCGCAATACTCGCACGTGATGCCGACGGAATTGACGTACACGAGATCAATGCCATTCTGGACGGCCATGTTCTCGGAGCCGGTGACATGCGCCTTGCGCTGGTGGTAATGGATTACCCCGGCCATGTACTTGTCAGCCGGCACCCGGGCGCCGTTCTTCGTGACGATGCCGGTGATGCCCTGCTGGTTCAGCTCGGCGACGGCCTGATGCGTCGCCTCCCGGCGGCTCGTACCGGTCAGCAGCGACCGCTCGTTCGCCCTCCTGACAGCCTCCTCGATGCGCCGCTTCGCGTCCGCGCTCATGTTGTCGCTGGCCTCAAGGATCGAGTAAAACGCCTCGTCCATGATCGCCTGCGCGGCGCGCTGGTGGATGAGCGGCCTGAGCGTCGTATTGATCTTTTCCGCAGCCAAACCAGCCCGAATCATGCTCGATACGGCTTCTGCGGCGCCGGCGTGGTACGAGCTGCCGAGCAGCTGCGCCATCTCCTGCCCGGCCTGTCCGGTCAGTTCGGAGATGATCGCTTCGACCTGACGGAGCAGTTCTTGCTTCCGCCGCTGCGATATCGATCCATCCTCAAGCGACTGGATCAACTCGCGCAGTCGCTCATCCGCGCGGACGTAGAGAGCGATGATTTGATCTGCCGTCGTCGCCATGTCACAGCGTCACCCGCGGCGGCTGTGTGTATGTCGGGTTCAGCGAATCGACTGCCTTTTCGTCCTGGATCTTGCGGATTTCCTCCTCGATCGCCTCTTCCGACCAATCCGGGTGCAGGCGGCGAACCGTTGTCTCGAGCGATTGCACGCCGGCTTCGTAGTTTGCCCGCTCTTCCTTGTTCTGCTCAGCCTCGGCCTTTGGCAGCATGTCGCCCCACTCGATGACCGGCGCCTTTACCTCGTACTGTGTGCCTCCGAGCGTGTTTTCGAGGATGATGCACTTGCGGATAGCATCCTTGATAGCCACGTCGAACTTGTCGCGGATCGCTTCAGCTTTGATCACGCTTTGAATCCACAGGTACAGCAGCGCTATTGCCGACTGTCCCGTGCCATTCTCAAGCCCTGCAGCCTGCGGAGATGTCTTTGTGATAGCGAGCATGTACTTGATCAGCCGCGTCACATGTTCGAACGATTGCTGCGTCTTCGCGTCCCAGGTGATGTATTGCGGCACAGCGCCTTTGTTCTCGTCATAGCTGACGACTTCGAGATCAGCGTTCCGAACGAACCGCTGTCCATAGTGTGCGTTGTTCGTTTCCGCCACTGTATTCCACAGCGCCCGAGGAATCGCAAGTTTCGGCTTGCCGTGCTTTTCAAAGATGACCGCGTCTCGAGTGATCGTCCAGTTGATCTCTTCCTGGAGCTCGACAACATTACGCAACGCAGAACGGCCACGCGGATGCCGCAGCGTGGCTTCGTTCGTCACCATACCGCACATGAGTTCGGTCACACCTGGAAGCTCTACATCCTCCGGGATTTCTACGTTGTATTCGCGGGCGTACTCCTGCACGTCCATCTCTTCGCCTACGCTGTCGCCATCCATGCGGAATACCATTTGCTGCATGGTCAATCCGGTTTCCGTCAGGCGCTGGCGTTCGACGCGCAGGAATTGCTTCTTGTTGTCGTCCTCGCCTCGTTCTTCAATCCACGCGATGTCGGCGCCCAGGTCATCATCGTGCGGCAGAAACTTGTCGCGAAGAATCCATTCGAACCAGACCTTATTTCGCACAGGTTCCCGGCGCACGCGGTACGCAATCATGCCGTCGACCTGGTGTTGCGTGATGGCCGCCCATATCCCGTCGTTGACCTTCGATGCCTCGACGACACCGGACACAAAATCGAGTTCGGGCTGATCCTCCGAATCGGCTGAAATGTTCCCGAGTGAGCGGTTGATTAGGTCGGCCGGAAGCTCCGCGATCAGGCTGCAGAAATTGACGACGATATACGGAACGCCACTCTCTACGACCTCTGTGACCTGTTCCCATTCCTTCAGTGACTTCCGGCGCCAGCGGTATCGTTTGTCTTTCCCCGCGTGCCGCGCCCGAGGGAAGATGTCCGCGTGGTCGCCGTCGTACAACTTGCGGTGGAAATTGGCTTCGGCGACTTCGATGTCGAACGGTGGTGGAGGGAACTGCTTGCGTGCGTATTGGATGGTCAGAGGAATCACCCCTTTCGGCAAAAGAAAAAGCCGCTCAATTGAGCGACTTTCATCAAACAGTTTCGAGTTCAAAACACGGTAAGTTTCGAGTCGTTTCGATATACGAAAAGTGTTCCGATTTGATCGCACAACTCCTACTAATTTCGAGATCGTCATCGAACTTATAATTCCGGCATCGTATGCAACAACGTTCTTCCTTTTCTTCCACCCCAGACCGAATGACCTCTACATATTGATGCGAGAGAGGAAGTTTGTCTTCAGCCAAATTCGTCCAATAAATATATTGATTCGGCCAGAGTGTCGCATCTGCTTTAATTATCCCCTTCTTCCCCAGTTCGGAGAGAACAAATCCGACAGCAGATGAATTAACTTGAATGATGAACTTGTTCCTGAAACCCAACTGCAACGCCTCCTTTTCGGTATTTTACCACATTACCAGCCCGCCGGCCGCTGGCTGCTGTAAGGCATTTCGCCGCGGAACAGAATCGTATGGACAAAATAGCGATCCGCGTCCATTTGGTGATCGTTCTCTTTCAGCGGCTTGTCCTCGCCGCGTTTCGCCGCCTTCTCGTCCCAAATATAGGATGAAAACTCGCGGAATGTCTCGGTGCAGCAATCGTTGTATGCGATCAACTCCCGCTGTAGCGCTGTCGCTACGTTGCGGATGCCGTTGACTACGTCGTTATTTGCAGGCTCGACGTAAAAACGGCCTCGCTTATCGATCGCCGCAATGAACGATGCTGCTGACGGGTCGATAACAACCGCGTGGATGTACAAGTCCCCGGCAAACGCCTCCAGATCGTCGCAATACTCTTCGTCCGTCTTTTGCCGGCCGTTAGCGCGCCCGTCATAGTGGTATTCCTTAACCTTGTACCACTTGGCGTCATACTTGCCCCAAAGACCGAATGTCGTCGGGTTTTTGGTGCCATAGTCGACGGAAATGTAATACTCAGTGTAAGGCCGATCAACAGTAGGAACGATATGCTTCCCGCCGGGCGTAGAGTCGAACATATCGTAGATGACACCCTCTGCCATCACCCACAAGCCGAGAATGTAGCGCTTGAAGAATATGCCGGAGTACATCCGGAGGTACCGCTCTTTCACGCGCTCCGACAGGCTCGGGTTGTCGTCCATGGTGAAATGCAAATGCAGGGCGCGTTTGTCGTCCAGTTTGTCCAACCAATCGAGCTTGAACCAGTGATAGGGGCCAGCCGGGTTACAGTTGAACCACAGCTTCGCGCCGTCCACGCTACAGCGCGCCGTTGCCTGGTTGACGAACGACTGCGGCATCAGCGCGACCTCGTCGAAGAACATGCCGGCGAGGGTGATACCCTGAATCAGATCCTGCGAGCGCTCGTCCTTGCCGCCGAAGAGATAGAAATCGTTGACCTTTCCGCCGCGCGAGATGGTCAGCAGATTGTCCGCTCTATGATCTCGCACATGGTAGCCACGGCTCGTCAGCATCTGCTTCAGCGGTCCGATCACATTGCGACGCAGCGCACCGATCGTCTTGCCGGCCATACCGAGCTGCTGGCCGTTGAACGTCTCCATAGCCCAGACGACATAGCTGAACGACATTGACGCTGTTTTCCCGGCGCGGACGGACCCGTCACAGATGATCGCGTCTTTGTCATGGTGCGGACTCTCCGGCATCCACCACGTCAGCACCTTCAACTGCTTCGGACTGAATGGCTGCCAGCGAAACGTGGGTTTAAGCTTCCTCGTCGTTCGGCTCGCCATCGTCCCACACCTCCGCCGCTTTGCCGCGCAGGGCGTCTATGAAACCGTCGTCGCCGGCCTCGCCCTGGTCGTTCTCGGCAGCCTTGCGCTTGATCTCTTCCGTCTCCGCCCGCACCTTCGCGACCTGCGCCTGCATGAGTTCGAGCTTCGCGCGGCGCTCGTCGTTCTCGGGGGCTGCAGCAAGGAACTGCTTGATCGCAGAGCGCAGTTCCTTGTTGATCGTCGCGAACGCCTTCAGCTGGGCAGCTTCTTTATCCCAGGCGAATTGCAGCTCCCATTCACGCTCACTCAGCTTGCCGCCTTCCTTTACTCGTTTCAGTTCGCGTGTCGTGTCATTTTTGCCCTGAACAAACATGATCCGCTGTGCCCATAGCATTTTGGCGTAGGCCAGTTCCACGCCGTGCCAGAGCATGTCCAGCGGATCGAGATTTTCGACTTCTTTCATGAGTTCGCTGAGCTCATCGGGAAGCAGTTTGCGGTAGAGCCCGTGTTTCAGTGCATTTTGGTTACCGGGCGGGGCGCCGCCTCCGCGATTGCCCTTCGCGTTCTTGTTGCCCTTCGGGGCGCCGCGCGGCCGTTTGGCGGGGATCTCGTCCCATTTGTCCTGAAACTTCCACTTGCGAACGAGCACGTCGGACACACCGAGTTCGTTCGCAATATCGACAAGCTTCATTTGCCGGCCGGATTTCAGCCAGAGCTGAAGAGCTTTCTTGCGGTTATCGCTGCGCGGTCGAGACACTACATTCACCCCACCTCCGGGCATTTGAGTTTGAAAGAACGGAACGCGTCGTTTGGTAACGCGACGTTACCATTGATTCTTGCGAGTTTGGTGCCTTTCCGCCGTCACAATATTCCCATTTTGTGGTTCTACACTAACCCATAACATAAATTCTGTTGCACTCATAAACTGCTGTTTTTCTTCGATTCTTCTAGGCTTTGTTTATGGTGCAGTGGTTTGAGTGCAACACAACCCAAATTATGCGTACTTCAGGCGGCGGATTGCGCTGTCCATGAGGTCCTGTGTGAGGCCCAAATACATCAAAGTGACGGTTTCCGACGTGTGATTGAACATGCGCATTAGTAACGCCAGATTGCGCGGGTCCTGCATATACAGGTGATAGCCCCAGGTCTTTCTCATGGTATGCGTACCAATGTCGGTCAGGCCGAAATGATCAGCCGCCTCGCGCAGCATCTTGTAGGCTGTGCTGCGGTCGATCGGCCGGCCGGCGAAGCCGGTATGCTTCTTCCGCTGTCTGGATGGGAATAAATATTCATGATCCTGCTTGTCCCGAATGAAGAAGTCCAGATCCGCGCGGATCGACGGATGGATAATGAACCGTTTCCGCTTCTTCGTCTTCGACTCCACAATGTCGATATGGGTGCCGCGCACCTGCCCGACCTTCAGATTCAAGAGGTCCGACACGCGCAGGCCGCTGTAGACGCCGAGCGAAAAGAAGATATAGTTTCGAAAGTTCCGGACTTTGAAGTATTGCCGGATCGCTTCCACCATCTGCGGATCCCGGATCGGTTGAACGAAGTTCATGATCACCACCTCGCAAGGCAAATAAAAAAGCGCCCGAAGGCGCCTTTATTTCTGCGGATTCGTATTATTTTTTATGAAGTTGGTTAAAAACTCATTGGCTTCTGACCATTTTTCTCTTAACTTATTGCATGCTGTGTACAACCATGAGGTATTATTATCTTTATCCTTTACGAAATTTCTCAATTGAAAAACGAAATCATCGTACTCAATGATGAATGGATTCAATTCATAGTGATCTAATCCTTTATCATGTAAAAGTCTTTTAAATTCAATATAATATTGCTGTGACAGTTGTAAAAACTGCAGCGATAAGATGTATTGTTCCTCGCCATCAAAATTGCCATTACCGAGAACCTCATATGCATCCTCGGCAAATATCTTTGCTTTCTCCATTGCATCCTGCAAATACAACGCGTCGTTCAAAATTTCATTTTTTTCTATTTTCATGTCGATCTTCCCTCCTTGCTCACATAATTCGACACAAGGAGGATTTTTCCTGTCTTGGATCAATAGTAGAGTCTTCTGCAGCTCTCCCGCCGCTCTCTCCGGTTCCGCGGCTCCGGCCCAGCAAACGGTGCCAACCGCCGCACCAGTCGATAGATCCACCTCACGGCCGCACCACCCCCGTTCGCTTGTCGCGCCGGTACTTGTTGACCGACCAGATGATGCGATGCTTCACGCTGATCCAGCCCGCGAAATTGGGCGGAACAGCGATTTTGTCCTTTTTCTTCACAATCAATTCCTCCCTGCATGTGATGTGCCGGCACTTCCGAACGATTCGCGCGGCCGGCTGGCGCCCGGGTCCTGCCCATTCACCGCTCCGGTCGCGGTCGAAAGGAGGGAGCCGCACCTGTCTCGCTTTGCCCCGCGAACAGGCTTCGGTCATGCGGCAATTTGGGGATGAGCAGGCGAAAAGAAAAAAGCCGCCGATCATCGGCGACCCTAAATGCAATTTGGAAGTTTAATCCCGACCGTCACACCCGTGGACCCTATATATCCGCTGCCGAGCGGCTTGATTTGGCATGACAGGCGGGATTCGCCCGCCGTCCCGGGATGCCGCGTCACCGGCCGCCTAGGACAGACAGTTCAGCGGCGCGGCGGGCAAATGCTTCACTGATATCATAGTAGCACGGAATTTCCCAAAAAGTCGGCCATAATGCGGACAAAATGCAGACATAGAGCGGACATGATTTTCAGTCTTCTTTCAGCACCACCAGTCCCAGGGCTGCCGCCAACCTGTAGATGGCGATCGACTTGATCCGTCGATAGTGCCGGGTGCTGTACCCGAGAGCTGTAGCCACATCGACATCAAGCACATTGTCTTCGTCCAGGTAGCGCATCCGGATCAGCTTTTGCTGCCGGGCACCCAGCCGGCTGACCGCCTTCTCTACGCGCTCGACGTGCTTTCGGCGCCGCTCCTGCTCGTCCACATTCAGGATGGCAATTTTCTCTACCTGCGACACGACCGAATTCGTCTGGCCATGGTAGCGCGGTTCGTACAGCGGCGTGACCTTCTGTTCCAGCGGGATGTATTCGGTAACTTTGTACTCCCGGGCCAGCAGCAGATACCGCTCGACCGCCTCTTTCGTCTTTTCTTCGTCGATCTCGTATATGCCGAAGCAAAGTTGTTGTGCGCCCATACCCCTACACCTCGCTGTATGGTAAAATAGGTGTAGGAACGTCTGTTTGCTTTTTCCCCTGCATGGCCCAAATGCAGGGGAAGTTTTTTATTTCTTTTGCGGCCTCGGCTGCATGTTGAACTGGTCCGGCGTCCGCAGCACGTACTCCCTTCCACTGACCCGAATGACGGTCGGCACGCCCTTCTTGATCTTCAGCACTGTCACAACGGGCCTATATATGTGTCCGACGATCACTCTGCCATCACTCCTTCGGCGGCTCCGGTAGCGGTTGCCAGTGGGTGACTTCTTCGAACCACGGCATGTATGTCTGATCATCGTACTCGACAATGAATCGATGTCCGCGAATATCACAGAAAATGCATTCCTGCCCGTTTTCCGGCAACCTTTCCTTGACGCTGATCCATTGGCTCATTCCACCGCCACCCCTATCTCTTTTAGAAGGTCGCACAGTTTGTTATAGACGCCCCAAAGTCTTGCATCATTCATGGGGACAGTTCCGAGCACATCTGTAGCTATCCGCAACCCCTCGATCAGCTTGTCGCGTTGTTCCCGCAACCGCTCAATCTCCTGTTGGGAGGATAGGAGTTGTTCTTCCAGTGAGTCAATCTCTTTCCACGCTTCCTCTGCTTTTCTTCTTGCCTCGTCCCGTTCCGCCTTATGATGGTTCGCGGCCTTGATCGCCAATTCCTGAAACTTATGCAATTCTTCACGCAACATGTTGCTTTCTTTGCGCGTTTGTTCCAACTCGTCCAGCAGGAACCGGATTGCGTCTATGACTTCGTAACTGTAGTTGTAATGACCTGTCGAATGTTTTTCCCGAATCTCCGCGATCTTCTGTTCCCGGTCAGTCATGGTTCGGATCCTCCAATCCGGCAGATCGACTTGTCCTATTCTCACCATATCCCCACGCATAAACGTCTGCGAATGCCGCTGATGCGATTGTATCAATTGTGCTTGGTTTTACATCGCAAAAGTCGTTGTCACAATACACTGTTATACTCGGCATTTTCCGAATAAGATAGATTTCCATTTTCAAGTTCGTGTGGCAAAACTGGCATTGTATTCCCAGTGTTGTCGGGGATTCGGTTACAAAGCAAACGCCGGACGCTGTATTGATTTGGGAATATCCATTATCTCCCGGTTCGACCGATACGATTTTTTCAGCGGCAATGTAGACATCCCCTTTATTCGTCAACCGTATCATGCGTTCTCCTCCTTCAATTCTTCTTCAAGCTGTTCTATCGCCTTCCGACTGCGCCCCAAAAATTCCACGTAGTATATCGCACAATGCCACCCAAGTCCCGATATGCGCCCTTTTTCCGTATACTCTGCCAAGTCGGATTCGTAGGCACTTTTCATCATACGGAGACGGATTTCCTTGGCTTCCCTATTCATCTTCTTCCCTCACATGGTCAAGCAGCATGATTCCAAGCGTTTCGGCACAGTCGCGGCATAGAAAGATACTGTCTCCGCTTATTTCGACAAGCAGGTGCGTGTTATGAAACTTTATCTCACGCATCGTTCTCGTCTCCTTTTTCCATTGCCTTTATTGCCGCCAATTTTTCCTTATACGGTACTTTTCTGTAGCAGAGTTTGCACAGAATTTTGTTCCCAAGCAATATACGTCCGGGTCTATCACAGCCTTTGGTTGAGCACGCAAGATTCATTCCGTCCGCCCCTCCTTCTTCGGCGCGTTGATGCCGGGGATGGTGATGCCGAGAAAATCCAATACATTGCAAATATCAGTCATTCGTTGCTCATACTCAATGGCAGCATCACGATATTTTGTTCGATTTCGCAATTCTTCAAGTTTGTGATAATATTCCCTCACCCGTTCCGCCCCGGTTGGTTCGGTTGTGGTGGAGAGGGCTTGTTCAGCTACCGTCTCAATCAACAGATAGTTGTCCACGTAATACTTGGCTTCGCGAGATTCTTTCGTAATCTTTCGGATGCGTTCCAACGCCGCCCGCAGACGCTGGATTTCGCTGTCAAGTTGAGCATTCTCGCGTCCCAATACTTCTGCTGTCGCCTTCCATGTACCCTCGGATTCATCGGCGTCAAATGCGCCGGATTGGATTCTTCCCCTTAAAGACGCAAATTCACTAATAACCTTTGAAAATTCGCAGGCCTTATTTTCGTGTCCACACGACCGGTAGTCTTCGCTTCGTCCGATCAACCAATCAATTTTTCCGCTAATTTCTTGCACAAGCGCCTGTTTCCGCACATACTCGCTCATTGGGATTCTCCTTTCGGATACCATATTTCTGCCACGTCCGCGATCATCATAGCGAAATTCGCAACGTCCGCATCACAGCACCTTTCCACCATGCCGGATCGGTCGGGTCGCGTTGTACGCCATTTTCTCCTTGATCGCCTTCTCTAGGTCGATACAGTACCGACCGCAGGCGTCGAATACGCGGATCACGATGTCAGCCAATTCACTCGGGATGCCGCACGGTTTTCCCATAACCAGTTCTCCACTACCGGTTTGGATGAACCGTTCTCTACTGATCACCAACTCGCCATTGATCTTGTGTTCATACCAAACCTCCGTCGGCTTATGGCCTTTTCGGAAGTCCTCCAACGCCTCCGACGCCTCACTGTGGATCAACGCGATCAGCTCACCGAAGCTTCTGTCCTCTTCCCACCAACCTTTCGCGACAGCGTTCGCGTGCGCCTCCCGTACCAGCTTATTGATCGACTTGGTCATCGTTTGCAGCCTCCTCTCTCAGCCTGAACGGCGTCACCGACTCCAACCACGCCACCAACGCCTCGTATCCCGGCCGCTGATCCGACGTCGGTTCGAAATCCCGGATAGCCTGATAGACCGGATCCTCGGCTTTAAGCCGCTTAAGTATGTCGATAACCCTTTGCTTTGATCTGGTTTCCAGTCTGCTCAACGTAACGCTTTCGATCGCAAGGTTGAGTGCCTTTAACTTCGCCTTGTTCATCGTCCCATCTCCTCCTTACGCTTTCCGCGATATTGACGCATGGTTCAGCGCTCGTTGTGCCGCTTCAGCTAACTCCTGCGTGCATCCTTTGCACAGGTGACGAGCGCTCAGCAGGGTAAAAGTATCGCCGTCGGGGAGCGGCACGCGCTTGACGCGCTCCGCTCCGATTGCCCCGCATTTTATGCATTTGTTCATGGTTCATACTCCTTTCACAATTTCTTTGGGTACTTTAGCCACTAGCTCCGCGCCCGGGCCGCAGGCGTCGCAATACGTCTCGTTGCCTCGCAGCTCACCCGGGCGGCCGCATTGTTTGCAGAGGTAGGTTGTGATCTCACCCAGACCGCCGCAAATCTCACAAGATATCGGCTCCGCATTTGGTCCGATACCGTCATACCATCCTCCGCGACCGTCACACACTTCGCACTTCATCGTCCCATCTCCTCCCGTTCCATCCGTTCGATCTCACGCTTCAACCAGCGCATCTTCCGTATGACCCATCCTTGCGCTCGCCATATCCATTGACCGAAGGTCATGCCTCGCTCAACTCCTCTCTCACAATCTCCGCAATCATCGTCCGGCGCTCAACCGGCGACAGCCGCCGCAGGATCGCCGTAATCTCTTCCTTCGCCACTTGGTACCGCGTCGGCCCGGGATCGCCGATCATCGCGCTGATGGCGACCCCGGTTTCGCTGCTCACGCGGTTGCTGTGGCGGTAGAGGCGATGCGTCTTCACATCTCACACCGCCCATCCCGGCAGTTGTTGCCGTAGACGGTGGATTCGTCGGTGGTGTTCATCGAAGCATCAACCCAGGTATAGACTTCTCTTTCAAGCGCATATTCGTAGCTGCTATGGATTTCATTTCCGCATTTGCATTGCACGAAATCGCGAAGATCAGTACCGAATCTGATCGGTTCGTTCGGAACATCGCGAAATCCGGGCTCAACTTTCATCGACGTTCCGCACCGCAAACATGTAATCTGGAATCCGTTCATCCCTTTTCCCTCCCCTCAATGTCATTCCCGGTCCGTTCGTCTTCCAGCTTTCGGACAGCACAGTCAAAGCAATATTCCCATCCATCCATAAGGATTCCGTCGCACTTCCCTTCCATCTCCCCATATCCGGGGCAGCGTGGCGTATTTTTCGCCCACGTCCGATGCCAATATTTGATCTCTCTCATGTAGTCGCCCATTGGTTTTCTCCTTTCTCAAAACAGCGTCAGTTGCCGGCCGCTATGCGAGGTGCGGTCATGTCACCCCTCCCCTCAAAATTGCATCTCCAATTGCCCTTCCTGCACCGCCTCAAACAGCCACTGTTCGAACTGTTTTCGCTGTTCCTCCGTTACCTTCGCCCATCTGTCCAGCCCGTTCAACTCTCGCCATTCCCGCCATTTGCTGCTGATCCAGAGGATGTATCCTGTCGCATCCCACGGATCAGCGCCGGTATGGAGAAGATAGGCGCGGAAGTAGGGTTGGAATTCGTCGTACTGACCACTCACGATGACCGTCTCCTCTGCCAAAGTCCGTATTGGCTTGCCACCCCGATCACAGTCGGAACGGTAACATTCAGCATCGCCGCAATCTCGGAAGGCGTGTAATGCGGCCACAACAGCACCAACTCATAGGATTTGCGTGTGCTGAGCGTGCGGCGCTGCAACTCCCGGGCGGCTGCGTATCGTTCCTCAAGCGGTTGGCTTTCGTCGACTGCGATCTCATAGAACTGTTGCTTAGCTTGGCTTGCCATCTCAATGCACCACCGCTGGCTGTTCTTATTCATGGGCATACACGCCTTGCTCAACCATGCGTATCAACACTTGCGCCACTTTAGTCCACGCGAACCACTTCTCGACTTCTTTACCGTCTTGCGTCCATCGAAGAGTCATTCCCTTGCTGTCGTAATGACCGCCGTGCAATTCTCCATCGGTGCGCGTCGGTCTGCCCCATCCTCCGATGCCGTATTCGTTTCTCAGGAGGTTCGCAAGTTCACCGATCGGCGGATGAGACTGTGCGAATTGCCAAATTCGAGCCTTTCCCCCGGAAAAACAGCTGCCGCGAAGAAGGGCTTTCTCGATCATTTGGTCTTCTGTACCTGGTGAGTCAAAAATATCGTCAAAAAGTGTAAGTTGCATTCCCGTCACCCCGCCGAGAACCCGCCGATGCCGCCGAAAAGGATTGCTGCTGTGTTCACGCGGTCGTACATTGTTCCGCATTCCTTTCGTCCAGCATCTTTTTGATCACGTCAGCCCGTTTGAGTAGGTATTGCAATTCACTCTCAAGCCTTGGATCAAGACCGTTCGCAAGCGCCTTTCGAAGTTCTTCTTTCCAGGACGTTCCCCAGCCGTCTATCCAGATTCCGTACTCACGCAGAATGTCGCTCACTTCTTTTAAGCGCTGAAGCTTTTCTTTTCTGTCGCTCAGTCTCTCAAGTTCCCGGCGCAATTTCCCGATTTCTTCCGTCACCTTGATGCCGAAGCTTTCCCCTATTTCCTTTCGCTCGTCCTTGTCCTGCAGGTATGCTTCGATATATTCGCGCTGGGAAGAGAAAAACGGATGCCTGTCATTTTCGAGCCTGGTCATGATGATGTACATGAGCAGGTTCGAAGGAACGGTTACATTCCGATATGCCGGCTTGCGCTTCGTGACGAGTGCCTCCGTCTCGGAATTGTAGTAGATCAGCCCGACCTCTTCGGGCAGTTCCTCCGGTTGGATCAGTCCCTTCGGGCAGACGAACGCGAATTGATGGCAGTTTTGCAGGTACGCCGGCCATTTGTCGTCACGCGCGAAGTCACTCCGATCGACCTTCACTTCATAGGCCGTTATGCACGGATTCGCCCAGGATTTTTTGATGGCGAGCGCGTCGATGCGATGATGCTCGTAGCCGGTTGGACCGGTCTTGACCTCGGTGAGAAAGAAATCTTCACGATGCCGCTTGCTCAACGCTCGCTTGATCATGTCC